CTCTTTCAATTATCCTGTTATTTCAGCGACCATTACAGGAAATATTGGTGTTTCTACTTTAGCTAATCAAGATTTCTTTGCTAAAATACAGCCTATTTTTAGAGGGAGTATTGAATCTGTTCATTTGACAGATAAAGGAAGTAAATATGGATCTGATTCTATTTTGAATTGGGATAGGCAACCAGAATTTGATTTAAGAAGTGGTAAGAATGCTCAAGTTAGAGTGGTTACTAATGAAGGAAAAATTATAGAAGTTATTGTTGTTAGAGGTGGATCTGGATACAACACACCTCCAAATATTGTAATTAATGGAACAGGAGATTTTGCGAGATTAACACCTGTAGTTCAAGATGGTGTACTTCAAAAAATAAATGTGCTGAATGGAGGCACAGGATACGATAATACTACGACCCTTACTATTAAAGCTCCAGGGTCACACTGTAGGATGAGAGCTGATCTTCAAAAATGGACAGTTAATTTATTCCAAAAATATAAAGATACTTTTAGTGGTGATGATGGAGTTCTTGATGAATCAGATAGAAGTGCATTTGGTCTTCAATATTGTCATTTGTATGCTCCTAGAAAACTAAGAGAATCAACTTACGTAAGAGGACAAAGTGGAGTAATAGTATATGGAACTACAGATATTCCACAATTAGTTGAAGGTGATATTAAATATGGGGTTGGTGATTTAAGATTAAGTGGTAATGAAGAACAGCCTTCCTCTTACCATTCTCCTATTCTTGGATATGCGTATGATGGAAATCCAATTTATGGACCTTATGGTTATACAACACCAGAAGGTGGTACTCCTAGAGCATTATTGTCAGGATATAAGGAAGTTTCAAAGACTAATCGTCCACCTCTTTCTAATTTCCCCCAGGGATTCTTTAATGAAGATTATGAATTTAAAGATGTTGGAGACTTGGACGAGCATAATGGTAGATTTGGTATAACTCCAGAATATCCTAATGGAGTATATGCATACTTTACCACTATTAAATCAGGACCTACAGATACTGATGGTGCATTCCAAGGATTTTTCCAACCAGCATTTCCGTATGTTATTGGAACAACTTTCTACTCTCAACCTAATTCACTTAATTTTAGTGATGAATTTAACCAAGAATCATATGACTTGAATAATTCTGGGTGGTTTAGAAATACCCTAAACTATAGATTCAAATCTTCTAATAGTTCATATAATTTTGTTTTCGATCCTGATAGTATTAAAAGTCAAATAGTAAATATCGATTATGCTTCTACAGGAACTGTGGATTCAATTGGTATTTTAACAGGAGGTAAAGATTATAATTTAAATGATAGAGTTTTATTTGACAATTCTCTTACTGGAGGAACTAATGCTGCTGCTAAGGTCTCTAACCTTCACGGTAAAGCACTTTCCGCAGTAAGTGCTTCTACTACTTCATTCTCTAATGTAGAATTTGCTACTCTTGATGCAGTTGGAAATATTGTTGGATTTACTACATCTCCTCATGGATTTAAAAATGCAGAGACACTGCATGTTTCAGGTCTGAGCACATATTATGCTAAAATTGGGGGATCATATACAATTGGTATAAGAACTGATAATTTCATAACAACTCTTGGAATTGGAAGTACAAATACAACTGGATTAACAACTTATTTCTATACCACAGGATTCCTAGATTTTCCTTTTGTCAGAGAGAATGATATATTAGGAATAGGTAATACAGAGAAAGTTAGAGTTCTTAATGTCGATCAAATTGGCAAACGAATTCGAGTTCAGAGAGCTGTTAATGGAACTGTAGGTTTTGCATACAGTGCATCTACTCTTCTTAGAGAAAATCCTAGGAAATTTACAATTAATACAGGATTTAAGACAGATCGTAGTTATAGTCCAAATAGAGAAATTTATTTTGATCCTAATGAGTCTGTTGGTATAGGTACTTCCGCAATTGCAGGAATTGGATCTACCGTTGTTTTCTCTATGCCAGGTTTGGGAGCAACATCAGTATTTGTTCCATATAGTCAAATCTA